TTAGATCAATTTTGGAGAGACTCACACTTGAAGACCAAGCAGAGGCTAGACGATTGATTGAAATTGGTAGGGCAGAGGCACGTTTAAATTAAAGGATTTAATTAAGTAATCCTCCCATAAAGAAAGACCAAACTATGAAAAACTTTTGCGTGGCCGCCAAGGAAACAATTTACTATACAAAATTCATCAAATGCGAGGACGAGGAAACATTGAAAAAGTACATTCAAAGTGGAGATGTACTTTTTGACGATGAAGATATTACTGACACAGACAATTTTGAATTGTGCGATATTGAAGAAATGAGTTTTGTCAACTCTTGAGAAAATTTGAACAAGCCCGTTCTTTGGTGAAAATCGTTTCCATCCTCACCGAGAACTGGGCTCATCCAATACGGCAGCAATGACCTTTTCGCCACATTTTCTCCCGTCAAACTCTCATCATTATCTGCAATTACAAAACCACCTTTGTACTTTTGTGCTAGTTTTAATAAATTGTTTGCCGAAAAACAAACATGGATCGTATATCTAATTTTTACGCTTTTCAACGCAAGCCTAACGCTCAATGCAGTAGCATACCCTTCACAAAATAAATGCTCGCCTTTATTGTCAAAGATAAACTCAGCACCCGAACTTTTTTGGCCATACAAAAATTTCTTTGACCCATGCTTGTCAATCAATTGAACGCCCACCAAACGCCCATCAATTCGCATCGGCACAACAAGCATATTTCCATCAGGACTCGCCCAAACATACCCAGACTCATCTACAAAACCTTTTGCTTTCAAGTAATCGTGCTTGGCCAATTGAGAATTCTTGATGATGAATGCGGCCTTCTCACTCGCTAGCCTGGCATCGATTAACTGTTTTTCTGACTCACGCTTAACCATTGACTCATACTTGATTCGGTCATGGTTAGCAATTGACTCAGGCTTCCAAACTGAAATGCTTGCATCCATTGCATGATTTTGAACGAACGCATGGGTTCCTAAATACTTGACCGCCCCATTCTTTGATCTTGGGTGATCCTCAGTAGCGTATCTTTTCCACACGCCAATCGGCGGAGGTGCATCGATAATAATCCCATGTGCTCTACAAAAATCTACTAGCTCCATTATCTTGCCCTCCTTATAGCTCTAATGTATTTCTTGATCCCATCATCAACAAACTTTCTTAACTCGGGACTTGGAATCACAACAGTATCATCCAACCCCCTCGGCCACACCCCAAACTTTTCCTTGTAAACATTCGCTGCCCTACCAACTTTCCACCCATTAAATTGAACGTAATACTGCAACATCGACCACCACAACTGCTTATCCTCCCGAGTCATTCTTGTTGTAATTTCTTCCATCTCGCCTGGCACAGCCTCAATTTGGTTTCTCCTCTCTCTAACATGACCACAGTTTGAACACATATCCATGTACGCTGGGAAATAAGCCTCACAAACTGGACACTTTGCCTCACTCTTTTCTTTATCAGTAGGCTCGACCTTGGTCTTTTCCTTTCCATCGTCTAACTCATGCACACCATTCTCATAAACCTCCTCCCAATCCTCCCTAAACCTCAGATAATTACCGGAGTGACAGTTATGAACTAGCAATCCCTCACAAGTGAAGCGATTGTGCTGTCCGGCATCAAGTATGTCCCATACTTCCCTTTCGGTTTCATGGATGGCTTGTGATAACGCTCGATGATCTGAACATCCGTCATGCCAGCCCAAAAGAAACGCTTCAAAGTGCTGTCTGAATAACGAATATCCGGATAATTTAGTCTGAATTTGTGGGTGCGTGCCACAGCTTGATTGCCACGTTTGTTTTGCTGATTTAATTCCACAGAAAGCCAACGCAAATTTCCGGGCTCGTAATGACCACTTGGATTGATTCGATCTATTTGAATGCGAGATCGCTCTGCTATATTGGAAAAATCCGGAATGCCAATATGATTCATGATCCACAGAGTTCCCTCTTTGACTCCCGAGAATCTGAACTCCACCCCTTTGCCGCCATAAGCTGGATACTGTTCGTTTGATTGACTGCAACATCTGGCTCTCATGGCTTGCACTCGGTTGTAAAGCCACATTGGATAAACCGGCTCCGGCTGATTGCAGGTTCGGCATCCTTTGGTTTTGCCAGATTGCAGATTTGATAAAGAGATTAAATTTCTGTATCCACAGTCACACATTCGCACAAAACATGAATAAATCTTCTTTGCCGTGCGCCCAACCAAAAAACTTGTGGATCGTAAATCATCACCGATCCGTATCGTTTGCCCATCAAATCCGGTCTGTGTGATTCTGATTTGTTCGCGGGCACACTCCCCAAAGGTGCGCCAACCTTTAGAAGTGTGGACAAGATGTCCGGCTGTTGCGGTAAGCCCTTGATAAGTGATTGTTTTTTGGATTCCATTGCAAACTGCTCCTTTATGCGTTACAAAGTTAGTTCCATCCCATATTTTATGGGCTAATGTTACTTTGTCAATAGCCACCAATCCCCTATCAGTCAAAACTCTACTTCCTTTTGCCAAACAAAGCCACAACGCAAAATCTTTACCCTTGCAGCCACGCATCACCCGACCCATCTGTTGAATATGCGAGGACAATGACTTGGAAAATGGTCTAGCCGATACCCCTATCATTACGTCTGGAACATCAAACCCCTTGGTCAAAATGTCTGTTGCTATCAGACCCACGATTTCTGTATCAGGCTTTGAAAAATCCTCAATAACTTCAGCCTTGAACTTGTCGTCATCTTGATACGAGATATTGATAAAGTTATAGCCCTGTTCCTGAAATGACCTAGCTAAATCTGTTCCATGCGCTACACCAGAACAAAAAACAATAGTCTTACTCGGTTTACCAAAAACCTCAAAGGTCTTTTTGACCCACTCATTCACTATGTCTCCAGTAATTTTCTTGCCTCGCCTTGTAACATCAGCAACTGACCACTCCCCAGCAACTTTCTTTGCACCTACCATGTTGATTTCTTTTGCAATAAACACACGCAACGGCACAAGAACCTCTTGATTCACCAAATCTTTTGTCGTCACAGTCGACACTACACTCTTATATGTGTGTGCCAAGCCCTGAGTAAATGGCGTAGCAGTCAATCCAACAACGTGTACCTTTGGATTGTCTTTAATGAATTGAATAGTCTGTTGCCGAGTCTGATGGCATTCATCAATAATAAGGAGGTTGAGCCCCGGAAACTCGCCCCTCCTCTCCAACGTCTGAGCTGAACACACTTGTATCAATTCATCTGGACGATAACGCCAATGACCCGACTGCAATACCCCATGCTCAATAGAATATTTTTCTAAACGCTGAGATGTTTGATCACATAAAACAATACGATCAAGGATCATTGCAGCCCGATTACCTTTAACCCGAGTCGCCTCAAGTAATGCTATCGCCATCTCTGTTTTGCCGGCCCCAGTAGGGGCATACAATATCTGACACTTATTGCCCTCCAAAAATCCTTTTCGGAGCGCATCCAACGTAGCCTCTTGATAAGGCCTCAAATTTAAACCCATTTTTTTTCTCCACTACCAACACTTACGCTTGTTGGCTTAAGCTGATTCTCTTACCTATCCAATTCATACAAGGAACTGCCATTGAATTACCAAGAGCTTTGTACCTTAATCCATCTGGTGACTCAGGCTTGCCCCTCCAAGGGATGTTTGTGTGACCATCTTTAAACCCCTGAAGTCTTTCACATTCTATTGGGGTCAATCTACGCACCGCACTAGATGGATGCTGAAACAAAACATTCTCGCCTCCATTGTTCCTACCCTGAGCAAAAGCAATATCCGAAACGCAAGGGTCTTGTGTGCCATGAACCACAGTGGACTCAGTTATAAAAGTCTGTGCATGATGGCTCTGGACGGACGGCACAAGGGCTTGGATGGCATTAGATACTTCTATCTCTGTTGCACTAAAGGTATTCGCCTTAGCGTCCTTCCGAATGCTGTACGCCACCAAATCTGTGGCATCCTTATAGTCCCTAGCCTTCATAGCCGAGGCGGTATCGTCATCCACATACTCACCAAATGCCACCATCCTGTTGGCTACAAACGGCACGTTACCGCCTCCTGTACCCCATCTTGAGGTAACTGTGGTGCATACTTCCCCCATCTCCTTGACCCTAGAATCATTGGGATGATTCTCGAAAGCCATAGGGATTAGCTTACTTGAAGTGATATTGAATCCATCTGTTCCTGAGTCTTTGTAGTCTCTGGCTTGGAGTGGGCCACTAACCTCAATGCTGCCGAGAGGACTGGCGGTAAATCCTTGCCTCTTTTCTCTGCTCGGCGGAGGATTCCTGAGCAAGCAAGCGGACTCAAAAAGAACTTCTGCGGAATGTTCCCAACCTCCAAGACATCCGACAACGAACACACGCCTACGTCTTTGTGGAACTCCGAAGTATTGAGCGTCAAGCACTCGGTAGCTGAACCCATACCCGAGTTGAGCCACCGCCCCGAGGAAGGAACCAAAATCCCGTCCTCCATTTGAACTGAGGACACCTGGCACGTTTTCCCAAACGAACCACTTGGGTCTAAACTTGTCAAGAATTCCACAATAGACGAGGGCAAGATTCCCCCTCGGGTCTTCAAGTCCTTTTCTAAGCCCAGCGACTGAGAAGGATTGGCAAGGGGTTCCTCCAACCAAAATGTCAATTGTTCCAATGTCCCACTCCTTATATTTAGTCATGTCCCCAAGATTGGGAACGTCAGGGTAATGATGCTTCAATACCGCACTTGGAAAAGGTTCGATCTCAGAGAATGCAACTGGCTTCCACCCCAGTTCATGCCAAGCAGATGTGGCTGCTTCAATGCCACTACACACACTCAAATACCTCATTCAAGACTCTTAATCTTTTTGTTGAGCATAGAGATCTGCCTCTTCATCTGAGCATTCTCTGATTGATACTTGTCTCGACTAGCCTTCAAAGACGCATTATCAATCTGCAACAAACGAATCTCCTCCCTCAAAGATTCAATCGTCTCTTTAGCCAAGTCACGCCCCTCTTCAGGCACACTCGACACCGCCAATTGATCCCTCAAACTCTCGACCTCTTGATTTAAATACTCTATGACCTCGGCATTCTTGTCCTCTACTGGTGGCAACTCTTCCTTTGGCTCAGGCTCTTTAAATGATCTGGTTGTTGTAGCTTTGCGCTTGAATGTAGTCCCATCCTTTTTTGCAACAATCACCTCTGTGGGCTTTTGACGATACTTATTCACAAACGAATGACTAAACCCCAGTTTTCTCGCTATCTCTGCATCAGTCCAAAGTGAAACCTCAAAATCCTCAAGACAATCCCTCAGAATCTTTAATTTATCGGCATTTGTTGGCGGTCTTCCATGCTTGTTGTTTGGATTCGTGAACCAACAATAGAACATATAGTCACGCATCGTCCCCTTGCGAACATCTGCATCTATCCTNGTTTTATTGTTTTTCTTGTGTGCATAGAACCTATGATAGCCGTCAGCCAATAGATTCTTGCCGTCTACATTAAACACTACGATTGGAGGAAATACTTCGCCCAATAGCATCTGCTCTGCATACTTGTCTACATCGTCATTGCTAATCTCAACCCGAGCCTGATAGCTGCCAACAATATCAATATCATTTAAATTAATCATTTATTTTCCTTGATTCATAGTCCAACCCATGTAGAAATATCTCCACTTGGTATTGATGTTTGTGTTTGTGTATCGATNCCCATTCCAAAGATTGGCAATATCTTTACCTTTGGTTTCCATGAAACTCTCAAATGCGCTTCTTGCTTTATTCATCTTTTCTCCTTTGTTAAATGATTCTTCATGTGTTTTTTTCCTTTGATAAATTACTCCACCATGTTTTAAATTCATCCTCATCATAGTAATTCAAACTATTGGTCATGTTTTTAGTTTTTAAAATAGGTTTTGGAGAGAATGGATATCGCAAAAGACCTTTTAAACTTGCTTCACTAACACCTAACATTTCTGCTATCTCAGCGAATGTTTTCAAAGGCTTGCGGTAGGGCACTTTATTTTTACGTCTTTGCGCTCGATCCTGCGCTTCTCTAAAAAATTCATT